TTACTTTCTTACCTTGACCTTTCGTGGTCTTCGTAACGATAGCAGCACTCGAAACATCTTGCGTGTTTGATTGTAGCGGCAGAAAGACCGGCGCTTGCACAAATGACACTCTGACTTGCTCACCGTCGATATAAGGACGCATTGCAAGACCACCGAGGGCCAGACATGACTCTAGGTAGCGTTCAAAGTTCTTTGTAAAACGGTCGTTATTAAGCTGCTCTTGAATGAACTTGTCAGCCACTGCATCATCCACCTTGATTTCAGCTTGTTCGTTGAATACAAGGCTAGCAATCTTCTTTGAAGCGGTCCTAGCAATAGGCAAGTGATTGAACGCCCTCTTTTGAGGTGTGCCGTTGCTATCTGTGTACTTGATAAGCGGATATTTGCCGGCAAAGTATTTCAAACTCTCCCTAATGCGGTCATATTCAGCGATAGACACGGCAATTTTGGGGTGGTCTGTGATATTAGTTAGACTTTCCGTTGTCATAACGTATTTACTCCTTGTGAATAAGTCTTTAATGGTCTGTACTATTCCCATTATTAGCTCCTTTAAGCCTTCAAATCTAACGCTCTAGCGTTGTCTAATACGAAATATTTGAATTCATCGACGGTGTGGTCATCTTCCTTGATAACTTTAGGGTCGTCTGTGTGTATTGTTTTTTCATCATAACGATACATTTTGTGTTCTTCGTAGAATATCTTGTTACTTGGTATATCCAGATAATAGAAACGCCCCTCGGCTAACAGACTGATAACCATATCAACCATGGTCTGATTCTTCTTCTTGGCCACTGGGTGCCAGCGTTCCCTATAATCTTTGAAATACTGGTTACGAAGCGCACCCTCTGCACTATCAATGGTCATTTTAAGCTTAGGCACTCGGTACTGCTTCATAATCTTTTCGATAAAGTCATGGATCATAACCGTCAATTCACTCGGCGCCTTCTTAATCACTTGACCGGCAGGACTGTAATAGAATGTGTCTAACAGAATCACATTGCCCTTTGCGGTAAGTCCATAAGCACCGCAAGCCGTAGCGGATTGCTGGTGTCCTGTATCCATTGCGAATGATATCCCGATAAGTCTATCGTCCGTTGGCAAGCTATCGATAGCGTGGAATGTACTCATGTTATAGACCTGATTACCAAGCCCAACCGCTTCACCTAGATATAAATAGCGGTAATAGTCGTAATCGTTCTGTTTGATACGTTCGATATCCTCCAGCATTTGTTCAGTAACAAACCCTAACTTATCATCAAGATAAGTGCTTGAGTGCGCTAGATAGTTGTCATTGGTCTTGATATCTTCGAACCATTCATTTATCCAGCTATATGGGTTTCGTGGTGGATTGTAAGACCAGAAAAACTGCACAAAGGGAGCTTTTTCGTGTTTCTGACGCATGAAAGTGACATTTGACTGGTCGAAGTCCTCAGCGTCGTTAAACTCAGCCGCTTCTTCATACCAGACTGCGATGATATTCCCGATGTCGTTTGATTTCAGTTTCTGGAAGTCGTCTTGCCCGTAAAAGTAGAAAGTAGAACCAGTTCGCTTGTGAACAATCTTAAACGGGCTTACAGTGGCTCTAAACTGGTTATCCAGACCAAACAGACTAATGGCCCATTGAACCTTATTAAACACGCTGTCACGGATTGTATTAGCTACTTTCCGAATAACTACCACGTTTGCCTTATCGCCTCTCATGATGTACCTAATCATCATATAGACCAGTTTAAGCACGATTACCGATGATTTGAAAGAGTTCCGTCCACCCTTTAGCACGTTGTAAGGCTTGTTAGACTGCCAAACCGATTTGAAATGCGGGTTAACATTCTTCTGAATATCAATCGTTGCCATCTGGGATGTCCTCCCATGCGTTGACAATATTGAGGTTCACTGTACCTTCAACACCGCTATCAAGCTGTTCTCTTAGCTTTCTCAACTCAAGCTCCAGCTTCTCAGATTGTTTCGCAGTCAGATAGCGTTTCATCAGTTCGCTACCAGCTTTGATGACTTCAGCAATAGACGGAGGTTTCTTCGTTTTGACGAATTGACCTGTCATAGTGTTAAGCTCAACGACTTCCTCTGTCAGCTCTTGTCTCAATATCGAAGTAAAGACTTGCATAACTTCATCTTGCTTTGCAATCTTTTTCTTTTCGAGCTCTTTCATTCGCTCTTCGATATAAGTTTTGACACCAACATTTTCCAACAATTCGTGACTTCTCGATTTAGCGTATTTTTCAGAATACCCCGCTTTTATCGCTGCACTATAAACCACTCCAGATATCAAGTATTCATCCGCAAATAGCTTTTGTCGTTGATTTAGCCCAATATATCCACCTCCTTCGTTGCTAGATTTTTGTGCATAAAAAAGACAACCCACAAAATGAGCTGTCTCCGTTTTTCTTCGATAATACAATAATACCATGTTAAACAGTTGTAAGGCGCCGTGTTTTAGCCGTCAAAATACCGAATTTTCAGCGTTCTACGACTAATTGACCATTTCTGTACAATTCTGCAAATGCTAGGATAGCATTATTTAGCAATTCTTGAAATGCTGTTCTCTCAAAGCCAATAGACTGCGCTATTTGCCAGTTCGGTTTCGGTGGGTATGCCAGATATTTCTCTATCAGTATTCTGCGATAGTCTGGGCGGTATAGCCCGCTAACTGCTTTCTCTATGGCTTCAAGCTCGTTCAGTGCATCGACACGCCTAACTGCGATATTTTCCACTGGTCTACTTACGCCACTGCCACCCCGTGGCATGAAGGTAAACTCTTGTGTGATTTTTTGTTCAGCGCTATCGTGTGCAATCTCTCGCCATCGTGGGTATTCTCGAAGTTTGCGCTTGCAACGTTTGATTGTTGCTTTCTCATCAATTTCCGGCAATAGCATTGTTCTGTCCTCTCTGGTATAATAGTAGTGTTGATTTCCAAAGAGTGCCGGCCAATGTGTCGGTCTTTTTTTATTACAAGAATAAAGAAGGATTAGGGTACCACCTCCCATACATTCGATTTAGCCCTGCCACCAGCTATACAAGGCTAGGGTAACAAAATAAAAAAGGTTCCTCGATTCTATAACTTATTATTTGCTGGATTTTTGATGTCGAGGTCTGTCAGCTCGACAGTGTTGAAAAAGTGTTCAAGCCACTAAAAATCTATATTTATTTTTTAGCTTCATTTTTTATTTTTAGTGATGACAGACAATAGCTAGTGAGGGAGTCGAACCCTCTTAAACCGTTCTAGCTACACGCCTAACGCATAGGCTGTATATAAGGCTTTTCTAACCGTCGAAACAGCTCTTTGGATAGTCCTTGCTTGTGGGTAATTACTAGGCATTAGTCTACCTCTCTATCACTTTACGATCCGTTACATATCCCTCTAACGAGATTTCTGTAAGTTCTCCAAAACTCCACTCATATCGGCTGTGTTTGACCATAACTGTCGACAGTATCCGTCTGCACAGCGGGTCCATCCCGCAGACAATAGCCATATCTTTTCTGAAACGACCACGTTCAAAAACCACATCATAGAGTTTTGAGACATTTTTCATTACTGCTTTTTTTTGCTGCCGCTTATTCATTGCCCCACCTCCAATAGTTCTGGATTCTCGTAGATATTCCCTGCAATTTCGCAGTCGGTATGGCGTAGCCACAATTCACATCCGTGTTGCTTGGATTCAAGGCGATATGCTCCGCCTCGATGTCTTACAACTTCGTAATAGGTTGGCTCAGAATAGATATTCTTAGCCACTTTGACTACATCCCCCTCAAAGATTCCTTTGCCATTCTTGTCTTTGAGGGCTGTTGATTGCATTAAAACGATGTCATTGAAATCGTAGCGACTTGCTCTCTCAAAAAAGAGTGTTTTTACGCAAATTTGTTTCTCTTCGAAATCGATATACATAATATCGTCAGCTTCATACATGGTTTTAAAATCCTTATCCCACGCTCTATATCTTGGAATCATTGCCCTCTCCCTTTCAAATAACTAGGAATATCATCCCCAACCTTAACATTGTCATACTGCTCTTTGCTCACCAGGAACTTACCATAAGCCCCACAGTCAAGGGTATAGAGTTTTCCAACCATTTCTTTTCCAGTTACCTTGCCGTGTAATTCAACGGCATTATCAGCCTTGTGGATAAGTACCATCTCAATAGGTCGGTTGACTACCCAGACCGCTGTAGCAATATTAATCGCCAGCGATAGCGCTAGCAGAATCGTCGCTACTATTAGCTGATTCTCTCGTTTTGGTTTTAACAAAGTTGTCATCAATCATTACTCCTTTTCTATCCTTGATGTCGTTATAAGCGATTGTAAGGCACTCTTCCACGTCGTAACCAAGCTGTAAGCATAAAACTACTAGCGTTACGATAGAATCGCCTATAATCGCCTATAGCGTCTTTTAACGACCATTCTGGGTCAGCGAAATCGTGCGGCTTTAGAAATACGTCTCTAATCTCGCCGACCTCTTCCGTTACCTTCATCCATTCGATTTTAGGATTGCCTTTGTCCAGTCCTTTGTCTATAGCCCATTTGTTGACCTTGTCAATAAGGTCAGCGATGCCGTCCTTCGATGGTGTATCAAGCCCTAGCAAATAACCAACACTGACACCGAAATACTCAGCTAGCTTTTTGGACTTTCCTATGTTGATTTGCCTTTTGCCGTTCTCGTATTGAGACAATGTACTTTCTGGGAAACCCAATTCTTTAGACAACTTCATAAGCGTTAGTCTTTTCTTTTTTCGTAACAGTTTAAGATTATTCATCCGTCACCTCCTCAACTTCCACGCCTGGGCAATCGAATACCCACCCGAAGCCGTTCTCTTCTAGCTCTTTGCGGGTGAATTTAGTTCTAAACTTATACCATTCTCCACACCAAAACACTTTGCCATCGGCCTCACACAATAGCTGAGCATGGTCTTTGCGATTTCTCGTTTTCGGCATAGAAACCCGATACCGTTTTTCTTTCTCGACCTCGTAGCCAAACTGGTGCATGTTGACGAGAGTTTGGATTACTTCGAGTTCCTCGGACATCAACCAATTCTCAAATTCATTTGCCGAGTTTTCGTCGTAATTTTCAACAGCTTCGCAGATACAGTTAAATAGATTTATTTCAAAATCATCCTTATTCTCCTCATACCAATCCGCCATGTACTGTTTCACCACTGGTTTAGGAACAATTGAATCATATAAGTCCTCAGCATGGGCCATTGAAAGGTGCCCTACTGTTGCCAATTTCTGTACTGCTTCATTTCTATCCATTGTCCACCTCACACATAATATTTTCGTTCAAACTCAATCATCTCTTGCCTAAGTTCAATTCCCAGACGTTTGATTTTTGATTTATTAGCTGCCGATGCTGTCCACTTGTTAGGCGGTTCTTTAAAAAGTTTCTCACACTCAGAAATGTATTTATCGAACATGCTTTTTACGTAATCTAACTCATTCATCGTCGTTTCACCTCTTCATTTCCAACCATCTACTAAAACCGTCAATAATATCTTCATGTTTCTTTAGTTTAAACTTGCCGCTATACCGGTCATCACAGTATCTGATATAGTCCGCAAGCGTCCCACCATAAAAATCACCCATCACATTCCACCATTTCTACCTTATATTTTCGTGCATTGCGATATTTCACACCTAATCTGTTGCATCTGTGTTTTGAACCTCCCTAGCCTTCTCATCTAGAAAATCCCAGATAATATGAAATTGATTTTTGACCAAAGTGTCGTTATTGTATTTTTCGCAAACCTTATCGATAGATACAACTACCCAATTCCAGTATGCAGGGGTATTAAAACCAACCAATTGCATCATGCGATTACTTTCCCTCATCCAGTCTGGGACTTCTTTTTCAAAAAACTCGATATAGTTCATAGTTGTTCCACCTTGACATATATCCCAACAGTGTTTGACCAAAACTTCTCAGCAATCTCACTAGCCACTTGTGCATCATCATGCCAATAGCCAAGATCCGTCATGCAGTCCTTGAGTAATTTTTGCAAATTATCCGTATCTGGCTTAGTAGTCTTGTACTGGCCATGAGTCGCTTTTTTGATTTTAGGAAATAGCCATTTCACTGTTAGGCGTATAGGTCCTTCAATTTTTTCATTTGGCGTATACGGAGCAAGCAGGGTTAAAAATAAGTCTCTAGCTTCTTTCAATTTTTGAGACTCATAGAATTTTGGTTTACCATTCACCACAGCGACTTTTTTCTGTTGGTGTGTCGTAGTTGGAATTTTTTTCATCGACAAGAAAAACTCAATCACCATATCCAACCTCTCTCATTTTTCTAATTTTCACTTCACCACTCACTTTCTTTTTTTCGCGCCTAAGTTCAGAGTGAAGGACAGGGTTACAGGGTTACATGGGGGAGTCTTAGGACCCCCATGTTCCTGTACCTGTTCTTCTGAACTCTCAGGGACATTTCCCAAATTCTATATATGAATATATATAGAATTCTGTCCCTGGTTTTGTCCCTGTTTTTTCCAATTTGTCCCTATCGCTCCAAAACCGCATGGTTGAGCGATTCCTTAGGGACATTTTCCAATTTGTCCCCTTGTCCCTATTAGGTTTTAGGGACATCCAGACATTTTCCAATTTGTCCCTTTTTTGTGACGGACAAAATGGGGTTTTTCTTCCAATTTGTCCCTCCATTTTGTCCCCAATTTGTCCCTGTCCCTTTTTGAATTTTTCAGGTATTTTTTTGGTGGATTTTCCCGTTTTTCACCTCAAAAATTTCTGAGTTTTTGATCCATCTTCTGATAGTTTTTTCGCTAACAGGTTTATCTTCTGTTGAAAAATATTCCACAATATCATCAATCGTGACTGGATCCATTCCATCGTCTAATGCTTGAATTGCATTAACAAGTTTTTCTTTATTTTTCTCTGCTGTCTTCTTCTTCGACTCTGGACCTTTATTTAGGTTCTTTTTCCAAGCTGGGGCGTTATCTTCCAGTTGAATATCAGCCAGCACTCCAGTAGTATCCACTTCATGGACTGGATAGCTGAACCACATATTAACAGGGGCAAATTTAGCGAACTCACGAAGGGTCCCTTCAACTCGCCAAGCAGTTGCAATCTTAATGCTATGGGCCGTCGTCTTGACCTCGTCAAGGTAAGGCTTGCGTTTCATAACATCAGGAATTGCTTTGTCAAAATGTTGTTGCATTTGATAGCGACTTTCCAGATCGTCAAGACTGACATTCTGTTGGTAATAATCGTTAGCCTGTTCTTGCAAGGCTCTTTGGTAAATCTTAGCCGTTGCTTTTTCAGTCCGAGCTTTAACGAGGTCTTCGTTAAGGTCTAGCTCGACTAAATCAACCAGAGCGTCTGGGTCACGAGCGAACACTCCTGAGCCACTAGCTCGGTCCATTGATTTTTTACCACCTTGAGCCCCTTTTGAATGGTGGTGACAGTAGATTACGGCACATCCTAGCTCAGTAGCTACCTTATCGAACTGATTGGTAAAATGTGCCATTTGATCCGCTGAGTTCTCGTCACCAGTCAGGACCTTATAGATAGGGTCGATAATAACCGCTTGGTAATTCTTTTTCAGCGACCGCCTAATGAGTTTCGGGGCCAGCTTATCCATTGGCACTGTCTTCCCACGGAGATTCCAGATATCGATATTGCCAACGCTTGCTGGAGGTAAATTCATAGCATCGTAGACGTCTTTAAAGCGGTGAAGGGCTGACGGCCTATCCAGCTCTAAGTTGACGTAGAGGACTTTACCTTGTTCGCACTGCCAACCGAGCCACTTGTGCCCCTCTGCAATAGCGATTGATAACTCGATGAGAGCAAACGACTTACCAGCTTTTGATGGCCCCGCAATCAGCATCTTATGGCCCTGACGCAACACACCGTGGATAAGTTCTGGGGCTAAATCTGGAAGGTGGTCCCACTCGTCGGCTAGCGTTTCAGGATCAGGAAGGTCGTCGTTTAAATCTTCAACCCATTGATACCATTCTTCGTAGTTAGCTTTTCCAAGATTTGTATCAATCAAGAACTGCTTATGTCCACTTCGGATTACTCCGGGCATACGAGAGAGTCGGCTTGGATTACGGTTTTGGGTGTCAATATCAAGCCCGTTTTTCTTACAAATCTGATAAATGTAATCTACACGTTTTCGATATTCTTGGTAGTCTCTAGCATCCACTCGTACCACTGCATGTAGCGACTTGTGTCCAGAGTGCACCAGTGTCGCAATAGGAAGCTCTAACTCTTTAAATAGAGCGTACTGTTTTCCGAGCTCCATGCTGTCTGATTCTACTAGAGCGTATCTGAAATCAGTGACATTATCATTCTTGACGCCCTTCCCATCCAAGGGGTTAAAGCGAATCCAGGCACCAGCTTCTTCCTTGTAATCTCCGAAGACTGCGCCAATATCATCACCATTACTCTGAAGTTCTTTGATAAGCTCTCCGGCAGTCCTGTCGTAATTGCCTTGAGTTGGCTTATAGATTGGGCCATTTTCTGTTTCAATCGGATAAGTAGATGTTACGTACCCGACCAAGTCAGTCATCTCAAAGAGAGTCTCAATGTATTTGACAAGATCCTGTACTGGATGCCAATTTAACGGCTCACGAATTTCCTTTGATTCGACCCAGTTCTTATCTACGATTTGATAATCACGATCAATGGTTGAATCCCAGCCAAGCTCATAGCTTTCGCCTGACTTGTTCATTGGCTCCCAACCGTTGTCTTTAGCCATCTGAGTGATAGTAGCTCCAGTCACGGCATCAGAGCCATTATTGTGAAAAGTATCCCATTTAGTGAAGCACTCGCCTTTTTTATAGCGGCTATCAGATTGAGACCAAGCGTCCCAATCCATTGCCGTGTAGCCCTCTTGTTTTAAGGCCATTCCTACGTTCACCCACTCTTGATAAGACAATGTAGAGGGGTCAATATAATCTAAGAGTGGGATTAAATCAAAAGTACCTTCTGACATTTAATCTCCTTTATTCCGGTTGGTATGTAGCTGGAATGATTCCTTTTGGCATTCTCCAACCGCTCGCAGCAATTCGATTAATCAAATTGCTGGCATCTTCAAATTTCCACATTCCGACATTTCGGAAGCCACGACCTTCAAGTAATCGTATCTGTTTAGGCGTGGTCAATCCACTGTCTTTGCGTTTGTTTAAGCGGTCTAGTAGTTTGCCGGCTTTTCCAGCATTGCCGATTTCTTCAGTATAAATACCGAATTTCTCGAGTGCTTTAAGCTGTTTTTCTGAAGGCGGAGCCATTTCCCAACCGAATGATGGAACGTAGTCAGCAAGATCCTCTGCTTGGATAGACATTTCAAATTGAAGTGGGTCCACTAACTTACGCTTCTTACGGCGCTGTTCAGCCAACTGCTTTGCAAGTGCTTCTTCACGTTCAGCAACGACATCCTTGCTAGCTTGTTCTTCAGCTTCTAACAGACTGAACTCAACTTCTGTATCTTCAGTCATATTTTCAGTCATCTTTTCGGCAACTTCTGGACTGCTAGCAATTAGGTGGGCTGGCCTGCATAGTTCATGACGTTCAGTGTGCCATAAGAAATCGAGTAGTAATAGATTTTCCTTCCCTGGTGCGAGGCGTGTTCCACGCCCTACCATTTGACTATACAGAGCACGGACTTTTGTCGGTCTTAACACAACCACGCAGTCTACTGTTGGGCAATCCCAACCCTCAGTTAATAGCATCGAGTTACACAGAACATTGTATTTATCCTTGTCGAAATCCTCTAAAATCTCTGCACGGTCTTTGGACTCTCCATTAACCTCAGCAGCTCTAAACCCCTTCTCATTTAGGATATCTCGGAATTTTTGCGAAGTCTTAACCAGAGGCAAGAAAACAACAGTTTTTCTATCCATGCACTGTTTTACCATCTCATCCGCAATCTGTTCGAGGTAAGGGTCTAGGGCTGTTCCAATTTCACTGGCTTTGAAATCACCACCTTGTTGACTGACTGTTGACAAGTCAAGTTCAAGAGGGATTGTAATAGCTGTTATTTTCGATAGATACCCTGATTTAATAGCGTCAACCAAGGGGTACTCATAAGCTAAACTATCGAAATAGCTGCCTAGATTTCGCATATCACCACGGTCTGGCGTAGCTGTGACACCTAAGACATTAGCTTCTCCAAAGTGTTCTAATACACGCTGATAGCCGTCTGATATAGCGTGGTGAGCCTCGTCGATGACAATAGTATCGAAGTGATTCGGTGGAAACTGACTGAGTCGCTTCTCACGCTGCATAGTCTGCACTGAACCGACGACAACACGAAACCATGAGCCGATTGAAGTATTTTCAGCTTTCTCCAGTGCCGTTCCTAGCCCTGTAGCCGTCATTAATTTATCACTGGCTTGTTCCAAAAGTTCTGAGCGATGAGCGAGAACGAGAACACGTTCTCCCATTTTGACACGATCTTCTATGATTTTTGAAAAGACGATGGTCTTGCCACAGCCAGTGGGTAGGACAAGTAGCGTGCGCTTCCTGCCCTCCTTCCACTCTTGCTGTACTTTAGCCCTTGCCTCTTCTTGGTAAGGTCTAAGCTGCATTAGAATCCTCCGAATCCACCACCGTTAGGTGCTTGTTGAGGTTGTTGATATCCTTGGTTTTGTTGAGGTGCCGCTTGGTAGTTAGGCGCTTGCTGTTGAGGAGCTTGTTGCCCGCCTCCTTGAGCGACATTAGCGTTCAATACCTTAGTCCAATCCACACTATCAGCATAAATCATTTGTTTGACGTCATTGTAAACATTATCCTTATAGGTCCGATTCCCTACACGGCAAACACCTGTTGATCCTACAACTGTATTCCAGTTCATTTGAAGAGGTTCGCCATGTTTCTTTTGGCCAATGGCACCAAAGAATGCTGATAGCATACCTTCTGTCGAAGAGTGTAGGAATAAGTTATGAGTCATCGTGGCAAGGCCTTCATCAGTCTCTACTTGTAGAGTGATGATAGCTTTGTTACATGCTGGCAGTTTCCCTGGATTTTGTGGATTCGGAGTGTGGCGTCCACGCTCAAAGTTTGTAACGGTAAAGACGTAATCTCCGGGAGTTATTGTGATAAACTCCTTGCTGTCCTCTTGGATAGTATCATCCCATCCGAATTCACGTTCAAAGTTATTGTTAAGTGTAGTCATTGTTTATATTCCTCCTAAAATTCTGATCCACGGATTTCTTTTACCATTTCAAAGACACGGTCCCAAGTAGCTACTAGAGCCCCGTCGATGAATGATTTGTCGTACATTGATATAGGTGTTTCAATAGGGTAGTAACCTTTAGAGGCCACAGCTTGTTGAAGTTCTTGTTCAGTGACCTGATTAGCAATCATTAGGTCACGCAGAGCAGGCTCGATGAATGGAGCGGGCTCTTGATAAGCTCCACGTTCCACTGGTGCAGGGTTGACTGGCTCTTGTGGAGTTGGAGTTGGTGTTTGAGCTTTAATAGGTGCCTCTTCCACTGGCGCTGAAGGTTTCGGTTCCTTAGGTGCAGGCGGCGGAGTTTGTACCTTTGCTGGCTGCTGTGCAGCTTGAACATTATTGAAAATATGAGCAATTCCAGCGTAGTCTAACGGCAGTTTGTTGGGTAGATTGTGACGATTCTTGGCATCCCACGCCGGATGGTGTTGTGTATACATAACACGTTGTCCACCTTGCGCTTTCGACTTCTTGGATTTTTCATCAGTCATTACGATTGTTTCGTAGTTACAGAATAAAACCATGTCGGCCCATTCTTTAACTAACGGAGCTGTCTGTGAGCTTGTTTTCTTCCCAAGCTTGAGCTCGTAACGGTCATAGCTTCCCATTTCGTCCGGTTGGGTAAAGGTCTTAATCTGAGCGTGTGCAGTAAGAACAACATTGATTCCTAGATCAATCAATTCGCTTAGACTGTTTAGGAAACGACCGATTTCTTCACGGACGTAGGTATATCCATTGCCCCATCCAAAATCTTCGATTCCCTTTTTGCCATGCTGAGCACACACAGATTCAACTGCTAACGACTCAGCCCAATCGATTGTATCGATTACCAGAGTCTTGCACGAGTCGGGATTTGCTTTGATGAAAGCAATCCCGTTCATCAACATGGTCCAGCTTGATGGCTTATCCAATCTAGCTACATCCATATTGTCTGTAGAACCTTCCGTGTCGATGAACACAGGGTCTGGAAACTGAGCTGCAAAACTTGATTTTCCGATACCTTCAGGGCCGTAGATAACGACTTTTTGAGCTCTGGCTTTAATACCTCTTGTGATTTGCATTAAAATCCTCCTTGCCATGATGGTGCTTGTGGTGTTTCGGTTTCAGCTTCTGTTGTTGGCTGATGCGTCTTGTTGTCGAGACTGTAGCCGTCTTCGATGATAATTGAGCATTCATCACCAGTCGACACTCTCGTTGCAATAGCTTGTAGGCCTTCATCCTCAAGCCATTTCCCAAATTGATTCAGTGTGATTTGGTCCATTTGTTCGAGCTTGTCGATTAAAACGAAGCCACAATCCGGTTTTAGTTTTCGGACGATTGCGGTCGCTACCATGAGCTGCTGAGAACCTGACATGTTATCCCACTCTTGACCGAGATAGAGAAGTTTTCCATCGTTGACAGATAGACCTTCGAGCGGTAGGTCAGCATTAGTTAACAGGTCACGCTTGTCTTTTCGGACAGCTTCGATTTCGCTAGATAATCTGTTGTATTCTTCACGTTGGACTTTAGCTTCTTCTTCAGCTTTTTCTTTATCAAGGTTAGCTCGAACCTTGAGGTTGATTTGCTCGATATTAGCGATATTGCTTTCGATTTCCTCTGTAGATTCATCGATAAGGTCGATTGTTAAGTCAGTAGCAATTTGAAGGTCGTTTTCAAGAGTTTCTAATTCTGCTTGAGCTGCCTTCAATTGTTCTGACAAACGGTTAACTTCAGCAAGTTTGCCTTCGTAGGCAGTTTTAATCTGCTGAGCGTTTTGACGTTTGCGAGCATTCTCTCCATTTTTTGCTAACACTTCTTGCTGTTCTGCAATCAGGTCTGCAATGGAAACCAACTCTTTTGGTGCGTCTGGGTAATAGGTCTGTTCTTTTGCGAACTTTTCCTTCTGGTCAGCAATTACACCGATAGCGTGTCGCTGATCATATAACTGCTTCTCTTTGATTTCTAATTCAGCTAATTGAGGGCCAACCCCGATGATTTGCAAAAGGATGTCAGCTTTCTCTTTAGCAGTGCTGTCCATAAATTTCGGGAGGTTGATGGCCAATTCCTCAACGAAACTATCGAGAAGTTGTTGGCCGCCTTTATTACCATTCGGATCAATTACTT